CTGAACGTGGTTATCTAAATGGTTTAGACAAAAGACAAATCAAAGTTCGTAATAGTTACTCTGCACTCAACACATTATTACAAAGTGCAGGTGCAATCCTATGTAAGAGATGGCTAGTAGAATTTAATAAAGAGATTAAGAAATTTAAGAACGCACAACAAGTTGTATGGGTACATGATGAGATACAAGTTGAGTGTGAAGAACAAGACGCTGAAGACATTGGTAAGATTGCAGTCGAATGTATTAAACGTGCAGGTGAACACTTCCAATTAAGAGTGCCGCTAACAGGCGAATATAAAATATCAACTAATTGGAGTGGAACACATTGAAGAATAATAAATTTGATATTGACCTAAAGTATGGTCAAGAAAGAGAACAAAGACTAGCATCTATATTAGACAAAGATAAAAATAAAATAGAAGTTAAGACTGAAAGAGACTGGTGGTTTAAAACAGGTAACATTGCAATAGAAGTAGAATGCAATGGTAAGCCTTCAGGTATCATGGCAACCAAAGCTGATTATTGGGTACACATATTAGCAGAGGGTGACAAAGATTATTGCAGATTAATATTTGATACTAGAACAGTAAAAAGATTAGCAAAAAAATACATAGGTACACTTAAAAATGGTGGTGATGGTTGGCGTAGTAGGTTTGTCTTAATACCTTTAGCCGAAATATTTTTACCAAAAAATTTAAGCAAATCTATGCAGGAGAGGATAGTTAAATAATGTATAAAAAGAAAAAAGTATTAGTAATTGATGGTGACATACTTGCTTACCAGATAGCAACTAACAATGAACAACCTATCAACTGGGGTGATGGCTTATGGACATTACACGCAGAGTTACCTACTTGTAATGCACAATTAGATGCAGTGATAGATGATTTAGGTTCAGGGTTATCAGCAGATGATTATGTGGTAGCACTTACAGATAGGAACAATTTTAGAAAAGATGTTCTTCCTACATACAAAAGCAATCGTAAAGAAAAACGTAAACCAATAGTTTTAAATGCAATGCGTGAACACATTATGGAAAAACATAATGGTGTCATGTGGGCTAATCTAGAAGCAGATGATGTCATGGGTATTATGGCAACTGAACCTAGTGATGAAGAAAGAATATTAGTTAGCGTTGATAAAGACATGCGAACTATACCATGCAATCTTTCACAAGATGGTATGACAGTAGAACAAATACCAGAGAAGATAGCTAACTATAACTTCATGTTACAGACAATTATGGGTGACAAGGTTGATGGCTATGATGGCATTGATGGTGTAGGCATTAAGACAGCAGAGAAGTTACTTCTTAAATATACTAACTGCACATTGCCTGACTTATGGAAGGTAGTCAAAGGTATCTACAAAGAAAAAGGTTACACACAAAAAGAAGCTCTACAACAAGCTAGGGTCGCACACATTTTAAGACACGGAGAATACAATAAGAAAACAGGGAAGGTAAAACTATGGACAATATAAAAAAACCAATGCACTACAATCAAGGTGGTATTGAACCTATAGATTACATCACAAAGAATAACCTCTCGTACTGCGAGGGCAATGTTGTGAAGTACATTTCTCGTTGGAGATTTAAAGGCGGCATACAAGATTTAAAAAAAGCTAAACAATACATAGATTTTATTATTGATAAAGAAGCACAACCCAAAGTAACAGAAACAAAAGATGATTGATTACGAAAGAGATGAGTTGCTTACTGACTTCGGTAAGACAACTTTAAAAGATAGGTATTTACTACCAGAAGAAACATCACCGCAAGATGGATTTATGAGAGCGGCAAAAGCATTTTCAGATAATGATGAGATGGCAGAAAGAATTTATAACTACGCTAGTAAACTTTGGTTTATGTACTCCACACCTATTTTATCTAATGGTGGTACTAACAGAGGTATGCCTATCTCTTGTTTCTTAAATTATGTTGGTGATAGTAGAGAAGGATTAACAGGACACTACACAGAGAATGCTTGGTTAGCATCTATTGGTGGTGGTATCGGTGGTTACTGGGGACATGTTAGAAGTGATGGTGTAAGTACATCAGGTGGTTCTGCATCTTCAGGTTCAATACCTTTTCTTCACGTTGTAGACAGTGAGATACTTGCATTCTCACAAGGTAAAACAAGGCGTGGAAGTTATGCGGCATACATGGATATGTCACACCCAGAGATAATAGAATTTTTAGAAATGCGTAAGCCTAGTGGTGGAGACATACATAGAAAATGTCTTAACCTACATCATGCAATAAACATATCTGATGAGTTTATGCAGTTGATAGAAAAGTGTATAGCTGAACCTACCTATGATGACAGTTGGAATTTAATTGACCCTCATACAAAGAAAGTAGTACGAACTGTATCAGCTAGAGAGTTGTGGCAAAAATTATTAGAAACAAGAGTTGCTACTGGTGAGCCTTATGTTTCATTTATAGATACTATCAATGACGCATTGCCTGAAACACAAAAGAAACTAGGATTAAAAGTACATCATTCTAATTTATGTACAGAGATTACATTACCTACTAATGAAAACAGAACAGCAGTGTGCTGTTTGTCTTCTGTTAATTTAGAAAAGTATGAAGAGTGGAAGAATGAACCATTGTTCGTGCCTGATTTAGTTAGGTTCTTAGATAATGCTTTGTCTCATTTTATAGAGAATGCACCAGAGAGTGTGTTTAGAGCAAAGTTTAGTGCGGCTAGTGAAAGAAGTATTGGGTTAGGAGCTATGGGTTTCCACGCATACTTACAATCTAAAGGTATACCTTTTGAAAGTGCATTGGCTAAAGCTATGAACTTAAAGATATTCAAAAAGATTAAACAAGAAGCTGTAGAAGAAAGTCAAAGACTAGCAATTAAGAGAGGTGAAGCACCTGATATGGAAGGTACAGGTATGCGTAATGCACACTTGTTAGCCATAGCACCTAACGCATCATCATCTATTATTTGTGGTACTACATCACCATCAATAGAACCATACAGAGCTAACGCTTATGTACAGAAAACAATGTCAGGTTCTTTTCTAGTTAAGAATAAATATTTAGAACAGTTACTAGAGAAAAAAGGCATGAACACTGATGCAGTGTGGCAGTCTATTGTAGCACAAAGAGGTTCAGTATTACATTTAGATGAACTATCTGATTATGAAAAAGATACATTTAAAACATCTATAGAAATTAATCAGCAATGGGTAATAGAACATGCGGCAGACAGACAACAGTATGTATGTCAAGGTCAGTCAGTAAATGTATTTGTACCTGCTGATGTAAACATTAAAGAGTTACATGACATACACATGTTAGCTTGGAAAAGAAAAATAAAAACTTTGTACTATTGCAGAAGTGAGGCAATCAAACGTGCAGAGTTAGTATCAAAAAAAGTAGAAAGAACAATCATACCTGAAGCTGATTGTTTGGCGTGTGAATAATGAAATGTTGGCATTGTAATACAGAGTTAATCTGGGGCGGAGACCACGATATAGAAGATAATGACACTTATATCATGGTAACTAACTTATCATGTCCAAAATGCAAATCACACGTTGAAGTATATTTACCAAAAGAGGAAGAAGAACAATGAAAAAATATTTAGAAAAATTAAGCATACTATCTTTGTATTACCGAGAAGGATTAGTGGGTGCATGGATAGGATTTTTATTAGGACTAATAGTAGGAACACTAATATGACAGACAGTAGTATTTTTGATGGTTTTGATAAACCACGAAAGAAGCGGCGTAGAAGAAAACAAAAACAATCTGTGTTATGGACTGTGTATCACACAATCTTAGCAGTAGAATTATTAATTATAATTATTATAGAAGGGATTGAATTACTAAGATGAGTTTATTTAAGAAGAGAGCATACTATAAACCATTTGATTATGAATGGGCATTTCAATCATACGATATGCAACAAAAAATGCACTGGCTACCAAGTGAAGTACCATTGCATGAAGATGTAAGAGACTGGAATGAAAGATTAAGTGCAGAAGAAAAAAATTTAATAGGACAGATATTAAAATTCTTTACACAAGGAGATGTTGATATAGCACAAGCCTATTTAGACAAGTATATCCCACAGTTTAAATCACCTGAAATAAGAATGATGTTATCTGCAATAGCTTCTAGTGAAGCAAACCATGCACATAGTTATTCTTTGTTAAATGATACTATTGGATTACCTGATAAGGAATACAAAGCGTTTCAAGAGTACAAAGAAATGTCGGATAAACATGAGTATCTATTTACATCTAAAGGTAAAGGACTTGAAGGACTAGCTAGAGAGATAGCTTGTTTTTCTGCATTTGGTGAAGGCTTACAGTTGTTTGCATCATTTGTTATGCTTCTTAACTTTCAAAGATATGGACGTATGAAGGGTATGTGTCAGATAGTAACTTGGTCTATCAGAGATGAAACACACCATGTTGAAAGCATGATTAAATTGTTTCATCAAATCATAAAAGAAAACCCAAATATTTGGACAGAAAAATTTAAAGCAAGTATCTATCAAACAGCTAGAGATATGGTTGAGCTTGAAGATAAGTTTATTGACTTAGCTTTTTCTATGGGTGGTATAAGAGGATTAAAAGCTGAAGAAGTAAAAGAGTATATTAGATACATAGCAGATAGAAGACTACTTCAATTATCTTTAAAACCTAATTATGGTGTTAAAGAGAACCCATTATCGTGGTTAGATTGGGTATTAAATGGCGTAGAACATGCTAATTTCTTTGAGAATAGAGCTACAGAATATAACAAAGGTACTGTCACAGGTAATCTTTGGGACTAACCTTACACTTTTAGATGAAAAACGTAACGGAAGATTTAGTTCTACCTGAAAATGTTGATGACTTAATTAAGTTGTTAAACAAAGTTTACCCTGAAAAGTCACCTGATTTGAAAGATGATACTAAAACTATTTATTTTAAAGCAGGTCAAAGGGACGTAGTTAATTTTATTAATACACTTAAAGAGAGGGATAAATAATATGTGCATGTCACCTAAGATGCCACCTGCTCCTGAACCTGCTCCTGCACCAGTTAACACTTCACAAACTGTGGGTGAACAAACTGCACCAGAGTTAGTAAAGGCAAATGAACAGGACTTAAACATTAAGAAGAAAAAAGTAAAGAAGTCAGGTACGAGTTCTTTAAATACTTCTTCAGGTTTAAACATAGCTACTAACACTACTGTCTAATTAAATGGAATACGAAGGTAGTTTACAGAAAGCAAATACAGCTAAAGAACGATATCTTAAACTACAACAAGAAAGAGAACACTATTTAGATAGAGCAGAAGAGTGCAGTGAATTAACTATCCCATCACTTATCAAACCTGAAGGTTTTACATCTTCAGATGAATTATACAATCCATTTCAATCCGTTGGTGCAAGAGGTGTCAACAATCTAGCAAGTAAACTTCTTTTATTATTGCTTCCCCCTAACTCCCCATTTTTTAGATTATCAATTACAGGTGACGCTAAAAAAGAATTAGAAGAAAATAAAGACATGAAGACTGACATAGAGAAGTCTTTGTCTGTAATAGAAAAAGAAGTATCAAGTAAAATAGAACAACTTGCATTAAGAGTTAGTGTGTTTGAAGCTCTTAAACATCTTATTGTAGGTGGTAACGTATTAACTTATTTACCTAAAAAAGGAAGCATGAGAGTATTTCCTTTGTCACAATATGTAGTTAGAAGAGATGCGTCAGGTAATGTATTAGAAATAGTTATCTGTGAGAAAGCAAGTATTTTATCTTTAGGTAAAGAAGTATCTGCACAAGTTATAGCTGACCCAGATTATAAGTCAGACGAAGACATAGAATTATACACACATGTATACAGATTAAATGACAATGAGTTTTATGTTTGCCAAGAAGTAAACGGAATAAAAATACCAGAAAGTATTGGTACATTTAAAAACGATAGAATGCCTTACCAAGCATTAAGAATGGTAAGAGTTGACAATGAAGATTATGGAAGAGGATATGTAGAAGAATTTTTAGGTGATTTAAAATCACTAGAAGGTTTATCACAAGCACTTGTAGAAAGTGCGGCGGCTTCATCTAAAGTAGTATTCATGGTCAGACCTAACTCTGTTACTAGAAAAAAAGATTTAGCTATGACTAGAAATGGTGACATCATTACTGGTACTGCTGAAGATGTGTCTGTACTACAAGCACAGAAACAATATGATTTACAAGTAGTAGAAAAGTCTATTGCTAAATTAGAAGAGAGAATGTCTTACGCATTCTTACTACACACAGCAATACAAAGAGATGCAGAAAGAGTAACAGCACAAGAAATTAGATACATGGCAGAACAATTAGAGACTGCTATGGGTGGTATATATTCATTACTATCACAAGAGTTTCAATTACCTTTAGTTTCTATTCTTATGAAGAGAATGGAACAAGCTAATGAAATACCTAAACTACCTAAAGGAACAGTACAGCCTACAATTATTACAGGTATAGAAGCATTAGGTAGAGGAAATGATTTACAAAAATTAAGAGAATTTGTTGCAGAGATAGGAAATCTAGCACAGATAAATCCGCAAGTTGTACAGGCGTTAAACCCTGATGATTTAATTAAACGTATCGCTATTGGTTTAGGGATTGATACAGATGGTCTATTAAAATCACAAGAGCAACTAGCAGAAGAACAAGCGGCTCAAGAAGAGCAAATGCAAAATGACCAGATGATGCAAATGGCAGAGAAAGCCATTCCTCAAGTTGCAAATAATTTAACTAAACCACAATAAGGATAACAAATGGTAGAAACAGTAGAGATAAAACAAGAAGAAACTACTAGCGAAAAGCCAGTAGAAGAAAATGTTACACAAAGTAAACCTGAAGGCTTACCTGAAAAATTCAACAGTGTTGAAGATTTAGCAAAGTCTTATGCAGAGTTAGAAAAGAAACTTGGTGACAACAAACAAGAAGAACCCAAAGAAGAAACTCCTAAAACAGAAACTAAAACATCTGATTTAGAGATTGCTGAAAAAGCAGTTGAGAGTGCAGGTTTAAATATGGATAACCTAGCAACAGAGTATAATGAAAAGGGTGAGTTAGATGCTAAATCATACGAAGCATTAGAAAAAGCAGGTATACCTAAAGATTATGTAAACCAGTTTATTGAAGGTCAAAAAGCAATCGCTGACCAACAAGCCAACTCTATAAAAGAAATGGTTGGTGGTACTGATGCTTATGCAGAAATGTCTAACTGGGCGGCAGAGAATATGTCTGAACAAGAAAAGACTGCATACAATACAGCAGTTAATTCTAAAGATATAGAAACTGCAAAGTTAGCAGTCGTAGGATTAAAAGCAAAATTTGAAAAAGCTAATGGTAGTGAACCAAAACTCGTAGAAGGTAAAGGCACAATTACAGGACAAGATGGTTACAAGTCTTGGGCTGAAGTTACAAGAGCTATGAGTGATGACAGATACCAGAAAGACCCTGCGTATCAAGCAATGGTTCAAGAAAAATTATCTAACTCAGATTTATAAACCAACTAAAAGGAAACATAATGTACGGAAAGAAAACAAAGAAAACTAAAACATTAAAAGGTGGACAGAAAAGATTACCTGCCGCTTTAAAAGCAAAAATAATGAATAAGAAGAAAAAAGCATAATGGCAAAGAACGGATTATACGCCAACATTCATAAGAAACGTGCTAGAATTAAAGCAGGTTCAGGTGAGAAGATGCGAAAAGCAGGACAAAAAGGTAGACCTACTGCTAAACAATTCAAACGTGCCGCCAAAACTGCGAAAGCATAATGGTTGCTAAAAAATATCAAAGTCCTTCTGGTGGCTTAAATGCTAGAGGAAGGGCTTTTTTTAAAAGAAAAGGACATAACTTAAAAGCTCCTGTCACAGGCAATCCTAAAGCAGGTTCAAGAGCGGCAGGAAGAAAAAAGAGTTTCTGTGCGAGAATGAGCGGAGTAAAAGGAGCTATGTCTAAAAACGGAAAACCCACTAGAAAAGCATTAGCTTTAAGAAAGTGGAACTGTAACTAAAATAGTTGTGCAACACTCATGTGTGGCAACTGCCAACTTTAATTAGCCAAATAACTTGACCCCTTGCGAGGGACAATCTTGACTAAATAATTAATTGAAGAGGCTTTTATAAACTAACGTCATAACAAAAGGAAACACTATGGCAAATGCAAGTCCAGTATCAGTTGGACGAGTAAATGCAGGTGGTTCAGAAGACGCTCTGTTTCTAAAAGTATTCGCAGGTGAAGTTATTACTTCATTTGATAGAGCTTCAAAAACAGCAGGTGCAGATATGACTAGAAGCATTGCTTCTGGAAAATCAGCAACTTTCCCAGTAATGGGTAGAGTTGGTTCTTCTTACCACACAGCAGGTACTGAAATAACTGGTTCTGATGTAAACCACAACGAAAAGGTTATTACAATTAATGACCTTTTAATCTCATCTGTATTCTTATCGAATATCGAGGAGGCAAAAAACCATTATGACGTAAGAAGTGCGTATTCACAAGAAATAGGAAGAGCTTTAGCTTTTACTAAAGATAAGCACATCTTACAAACTATTGGTCAAGCGGCACAGGCTTCAGCAAACGTATCTGACAGTGGATATGCTTCTGGGACTGTACTAACAAACACTTCAATCGCTTCAGCAACAGACGCAACTGCGGCTAATGCTATGATTGATAGTTTGTTTGCGGCGGCAAAACAATTAGACGCTAACTACGTTCCTTCAGAAGGCAGAAAATGCTTTATGAGATTGGAAGAATACTACAAATTAGCAAACGCAACTAATGCGATTAATGTTGATTTTAGTGGTTCAGGTTCAATCGCTGAAGGTAGAGTTACTAAAATTGCAGGTATTGAATTAGTACCTGTAGCTCACTTTGTATCGTCTAATGTTAACTCTGGTGTAGAACAAGGTTCAGCAACAGCAGGTGGCTCTAACCCTCAAGCGGTAGACCTATCTAACTACGTTGCTCTTGTATCTCACCCTTCAGCAGTAGGAACTGTTAAGCTAATGGATTTAGCTGTTGAAAAAGAGTACGACATTAGAAGACAAGGTACGTTAATGGTAGCTAAATACAGCATGGGTCACGGAGTATTGAGACCTGAAGCGGCTGTAGGTATCAAAGAAGCGTAATACTTCTACTTATACTGGGCGGAGATTAACACTGACAATCCGCCCAGTGTACTCACACAAAATTTAACACAAAGGATAGATGACTACACAAATTACACCCACAAGCGAATTACAAGCTGTAAATATAATGCTATCTACGATTGGAGAAAGTCCAGTTAATAGTATTACAGGCACTACTACAGTTGATGTAAGTACAGCAAAAAATATTCTTAATGAAACATCTATGTCTATCCAATCACAAGGGTGGAATTTTAATACACATGTAAATTATAAATCATTATCTTTAGATAGTGATAACAAAGTACCCCTTCCTTCAAACTGCGTTAAAGCAGATGCAAACTCCCAATACAGATACCTAAACTACACTATTAGAAGTGGTTTCTTATATGATATGGAAAACCATACAGATGTATTTACTTCTGCACCTAAATCAGTTGATTTAGTTTTAGTACAACAGTTTGAAGATTTACCAGAATACGCAAGACAATATATTACAATGAAAGCGGCAAGAAGATTTGCGGCTAGATTTATTGGTGATAGAGAAATTACACAATTAATTGGTCAAGATGAGAATGAAGCTCTTATGGCATTCCATCAAGCCGATAGCCAAGAGAGTGATGTAAATATACTTGAAGGTGACAGCAATACATTTTCTATAATTCATAGACCTAATAGAAGGAACTACTAACTATGGGAAGTGTTGTTTCACAATCTATTCCTAACTTTTTAAATGGTATGTCTCAACAGACACCTACGCAAAGAGGTATCAATCAAGGAGCAGACCAAGTAAATTTACAAAATGGTTTAGTAGATGGTTTATCAAAAAGACCACCTTTAGATTTTGTAGCAACAGTAGACAGTAGTAATATTTATTCTAACAAAACAAAATTTTGGCAAATACAAAGAGATGCCGATAATCAATACATTGTAGCTTTATACAATGGAGGTATTAAAGTATTTGATTTAGCAGGTAATGAAAAAACAGTTACAGTTGCAAGTGGTTCAAGTTATCTAACTTCAACAAACCCTAGAGAAAACTTTAAGTTAGTTAACATTGCTGACTATACATTTTTAGCTAATACAGCAACAACAGTGGCGGCTGACAGTGCAACGTCTGCGGCTAAAGTAGAAGAATTTTTAATTGTTTGTAAACTTACAAACTATGGTAGAGAATACAAAGTTGCCTTAAAACACCCATCAATGGCACAAGAACTAGAAGTAATTTTTCAGTTACCTTCAGGTAATGATGCGTCTACTGATAGTAAATTTAGAGATACAAATAAAATAACAGATATACTTTTATATGGTACTTCTAGCACACATTGGGACAGTGCGGCTGATGGCATAGGATTTAAAGTAGTAAGAACAGATAACAATGCAACACAATCTACTACACAAGGATTAGCAAACTATTCTGGGTTTACAAACTATTTTACATTTGAAGCATACGACAGTGTTATTTATGGAAAACCTACTGATGGCAATGCTAACTATACTATAACTACTTCTGATGGTTCTGGTAACACAGCCATGTATTCTATTAGAGATGAAATACAAGATTTTAGTAAGTTACCTTTTTATGGAAAAGAAGGTGTAATTATAAAAGTTACTGGTGAAGAAGGTGACACATTATCTGATTACTATGTAAATTTTTCAGGCAAGTCTGGTGTATGGAATGAAACTATAGCACCTGCAACGTCTGTAGGTTTAGATAATTCTACAATGCCACACGCATTGATTAATAACAACAATGGTACATTTACATTTCAACAATTAGATTGGACAGATAGAACCTGTGGAGATATAGAAAGTAATCCTAATCCTACATTTGTTGGTAAAAAAATTAATAACCTAACATTTTACAAAAATAGATTAGGAATATTATCAGGAGAAAATTTAGTATTTACAGAGAATGCTTCTTTCTTTAATTATTTTGCAACAACATCTACACAAGTATTAGATACTGACCCTATTGATATTGCGGCTTCAGGTACACAAGTTAACACACTTAAAAACTCTGTAGGATTTAACGAAAGTTTATTGTTATTTTCTGATACAGCACAATACAAATTAGATAGCTCTGGTGAAGGTATATCACCAACAACAGCTATACTTAATGAAGTATCGTCATTTGAACATGATGATAAAGTAACACCAGTATCAGCAGGTAAGTTTGCATACTTTGCACAAGCAAGAACAAACAATACAGCAATAAGAGAATACTTTGCTGATGATGATACACTTACAAATGATGGTATGGACATTACAGTATCAGTAGGAAACTTAATACCTACTAACTGTTACCAAATTGTCAGCAACACCACAGAAGACACACTTATATTTTTAGCGTCAGATACAGCAGATAGTCAAACTGCACCTTACAGTGGCACAGTATCTACAACATACGCTAACACAATGTACATCTATAAGTATTTCTTTGATGGTGGAGAGAAAGTACAAAACGCATGGTCTAAATGGGAATTTACAGGTGTTAAGATTATTGGTGCTATGTCATTAGAAAGTTTTATTTATGTATTAGCGTCAGAGGGTACTACTACTAAATTATTAAAAATAGATTTAAGAAATTTAAAAGATACAACAATAGGTCATGGTGTTTATCTTGACCTTAAAACTTCAGTTACAGGAACGTATGATGCGGCAACAGATTTAACTACGTTTACGTCACCTTATGGTGCAAAAACTGGATTGATTGCAGTAGATAGAACTAATGGTAATAACTACACAGCAACAAATACTACAGGTTCAACATATACAATCGTAGGAAACCACACAGCGTTATACATTGGTGTTCCATACGAAAGTAAATACACAATGTCTCCGCAGTATGTCAGAGAGAATACTGGAAGAGGATTAGTAGCAGTAACTTCAGGTAGATACCAAATACGAAACATATCGTTTAATTTTGAAAACAGTGGCTTCTTTCAAGTAGAAGTAACACCAGAAAATAGAGATACATTTACAACTATTATGAATGGTTATGTCATTGGTACATCTACTTCAGTAATAGGACAACCTGCTATTTCTACAGGTACATTAAGAGTACCAGTACAAGCAGAAAACACACAGTTTACATTAGATATTAAATCGTCATCACACTTGCCTATGTATATCGCAGGTGCAGAGGTTGAGGGTTATTATCACAATAGAGCAAGAAGGATTTAATGAAAGAAAATTATGTACGTCCTGCAAAATTAGAGGACAGTTTACAGTTAGCACCTAAAATAAGAAAAGGTGATAGACAAGAAATTATGGCTTCAGATGGTGCGTCACCATTAGAGGCTTTAGTAATTCCATTTACACAAAAGAATGCAAAGATTTATTCTATAATTGGAACAAAGTCAGAAGGTGTAATTGGTATGTTTGGTTCTAGTCCAACAAAAGAAAAAGGTTATGGAGTAGTATGGCTTTTATCTAGTGAGACTTTATTCAAACATACAAAACAATTTATAAAAGAATGTCCCAAGTGGGTAAATGACATGAGTAAAGGTTATAAATACGTCTACAATTTTGTAGATGAAAGAAATTGGAAAAGTTTAAAATGGTTACAATTTTTAGGATTTGAACCAAGAAGAAAAATAGGAGATTTCGGTATCGGTAAGATGCCATTTTTATTAATGATGAAAGAGGTAAATAAATAATGTGTAGTCCTGAAGCGGCACTTAAAATAGCAGGAACAGTTGCAGAGTATCAACAAAAGAAAGCTAACAACAAAGCTATCAGAAGAGACCAAGAGACAACAAGACGAAATGCCGATAGAGGATATTTACATGACCTAAATAAAATTGACCAAGAGAAAGTCAACGCTGATATGGAAAAAGCAAAAGCTGAAGTTAAAACTAAAGCTGAAAGAGATGGTGAAATTGCACAAAAAACAAATTTAGGTTTTGGTAATAATACAAAGATAGTCCAATCTATTGGAGCATTATATGATGAAGATTGGAATGAAATAACAAGTGGTTATGACAAAGATGTACAAATGTTTCAAAACCAACAATCTGAAGCATTTGCTAATCAATCAAAAACTTATAACAGTTTAAGACCTCCAACCGAACCATCAAGAACTGGATTAATAATTGATATAGCTAGTACCGCTTACGAAGGGTACGAAACTAATCAAAAAAATAAAAAGGCAAAAGAATAATGGCAAAATATCAAAGACAAGCAACTAACAAATATTATGGTGCGGCTAACGCAGGGTATGTATCAACAGGTAGTGCTACTGATGGTCTAGCAAAAGCATTGACAAATGCAGGTTATAAAGTTGGTAAAGCAGAAGAGTTAAGAATAGATAGAAAAAAAGATAAAGCTATTGCTAAGATAGATGAACTATATGCAAATGGTAATACATTTGAACAAATACAATCTCAAATTATTGCAGGAAAACACCCAGAGTTAACTGGTAAATACATTGATGCTACTACAAATTATCATGCAGGAAAAGTAAAAGCACATGAAGTTATAGCAAACATAAAAGCTAACAAAGATAAGTATGACATTACTGATGAAAGTAAAAATCTTGATATGTTCTATAAAGAATATATGCCTGATACAGCATCAATGGATAGTGCTACACTGTTAGGATTTACAACACATTTTAATAAATTTAAGTCTGTAGACGCATTAAATGATGCTGAAAATAGAGCCGCTTATAATTCTGAAAAGAAAGTTATGGAAGGCGTAGGTATATTATCTGATGAGCCTATAGAAACTTTAAAGAAAAATTTGCCATCAATATTAAAAGATATGCAAGTGCCACTACCTATGAGAGATGGTACAGGTTCAACTTTATTATACACTAATGCAGAAACACTAGCAGTTGTTAGAAGAAGTATAGTTGACATTATTGCAAATGCTAAAACAGAAGCAGATTTAGATAGAGCAGATATATTAATGAATACTAATTTAGGGTATTCTAAAAGTGGTTCTGCTATTGGCACTTTAGCTTCAAGAAAATCTAAAGAAGTTTTAGCTATACAAGATGAATTAACTAAAAAAAGAAGACAATTAGAAATTAATGATAGAGAAGAAGCAGATTATCAAAGAAAACAAGAAGTTAAAAAGATTTACGCAGAATTATATTCTGATGTAACTGAAACTGATGAACAGGGAAATGTTACAACACGTCCTAGAACTCATACAGAAAAGATGGCATTAAGAGATAGATTAGAAGCTATGGGAGATGTTCAAGCTGTAGCTAATTTTGATAAAGCTATGATAGCTGATTTATATATTAATGATGACCCACAAATTTTAGATGATTTTATTGTTAAAATTTATTCAGATGGCTTTGCAGACATAGAAGAAATGAAAGCAGAGTTTAACAAATTAGATACTGACCCTAGAAAAATGGGTGCAATGTTAGACCACTATGAGAACTCACAAAAAGATGACAATGCAAAATTACACATAAATAACCTAGCGTATTCTTCAGGCTCTACAGCTATTATGAATATAGTTTCAGGTTCATTTAAAAATCAAAAAAGAGTGGACGCAAGAGTACAAGCACAGGCAGAAAGTTCAGTTAAACGACATGTAATGAGAGAAATTTATGACTTTGAAAGTGATTACTTTAAACAAAATGGTAAAAAACCAACTAATAAAGAAAGAGAAGCGTTCATGGTTGAATTAGAAAACTATATTTCTAAACAATATGTAAATGCTCCTGCTTCAACTAAATCAATCGCACAGTTAGAAACTAGAGATGATTTAACTGAAAAAGAAATTACTAAAGACTTTGATGAAACTGATAGATTTATCGAAGAAGAAGCACAAAAAGAAAGAGATGCTACAGTTATATCTACAAATGCAGATGGAGAAGACATTACACTAGGAAGTTACGTTGATACAGTGTTATCAAACTTCGACACTGTTGACCCACCTAAATTAAGAAAAACAGTTATTGCAGGTATTATATCTGAAGATGAAAAATACAGGCAACAGACGTTACCTAAAATACAAAAATATATTACCTCAATAGTTGGTGAAACTATGACTAAAGAAGTTTTTGATATGATGTCTACAGCAGATTACCAAGAAATTGTAAAACAAGTTGCTTCAAATCTTAAAATGACAACAGGTAATAAAACTGAAGACCAAAAGATATATAAACAATTAGATAATATATTTAAAACTTTAATAGGAGAATAATAAATGGCAAAGTTTGGCTCATTTGATACAACAGAAGAAAACAACGATAGTGTACTTGATGCTACAACTTATAAAGTACCTGAAATAGCTACAAATGAAACAGATGCTTTAGAACAAATACAAACAGAAGAATTTTATAAAACATTAAAAAGTTATTATTCTTACAGAGAAGACGATAAAAGATTTAATCGTATGTCTCATGCTGATTTATTAGATTATTTTTATACCGACAGGTCTTGGAGAACAAACAATACTGTGTCTATGGGTATGGACTTGTCTAATGTAATGGGTGAAGAAGATGAACAAAGATTAAAAGAATTTGCATACATATCACAAACTTATGAAAACTTGCCTTCGTTTTGGAATGACCCAAATAGAAGTTTTGGTGGTTGGTTAGTTGATAATGGTGGTGCTATGATACTAGACCCTGTTAACGTAGTAGGTGCAGGAGTTGGTGGTCAAGCGGCTAAACAAGCATACAAACAAGCATTAAGAGTTACGCTAAAAGATAAAATGGCAAAAGAACTTAATGAAAGAGCATTAAAAGAAACAGCAAAGTATGCACAAAAACAAGCATTAGGAAAAGCTGTTATTAAAGGTGGATTAACTGAAGGTGCTATCAATACAGTAATAGCAGGTGGTCAAGATGCTTTATTACAACATACAAACATAGAAGCAGGTATACAAGATAAGTATAGTTTTAGTAGAGGTGCAGTTGCTTCAGCCGCAGGTTTTGGTTTTGGTACTGTATTTGGTGGTGCATTTTCAGCAGGTGCTTTTAAACTAACAAATAATTCATTAAGAAGAAAAGGTGTTAAAAACCTATTAGAAATACACGAAAAAGGTCAAAGTAATATTACAGGTGCAAGATTGTTTGATGAGTTACTGCCAGATGAAACTACAAAAACTTTAAGAAACAAACCTGCTAAAACTACAAAAGAATATATTAATAAATTAGAAACTGATAAAATAACTCCCGAAGATAAACCCGCAGGGAAAAATGAACTTCCTATAAATTTAACAAAACAACGTGGTAAATACGAAGCGTTTGTAAAAAACAAAACAGAAGAAGTAAAAGAAAAAATTAAAAAGAAAGTAATAACTAGAGAACAAATGGTTAATGAAGTTGTTACTATGTATGGACAAGATAGAAAAAAATTTGAAGCAATGGCAGATGATATGGCTAACAGTGAAGCCTTTGTCAAAGCCTATGTAACAATTATTGCACAAGCAGATGATATAAGAAGTGATTTTGATATGATAGGAGCATTGTCTACTGAATTGCATAATAAAATAAATATGTCACCTAATGATATAGGATTAATTTTAAATAAAATTGAAGCAGTCGAACAAAGATTAGATAAAACTATTGTTCGTAAGAAGAAATCAGGTGAAAACATTGCAAGAGCTTTACAAGCAGGTAATGTAGATGCTGACGCTACAAGAGCCTCTGAACTTATTACTAACCCTGAAGACCCTAAAATGGCGGCACTTAAAAGAGGTACACCAGAACAACGATTAGAATTTTATAGAGCTGTCGGTAAGTTAGCTGACAGAGACCAAATTATTAGAGCATTACAAAATGCGAAAGAAGTTAATAGATGGGACATAGCTACAGAATTTGTAAACAATAACCTTTTATCTTCACCAGATACACACATACTTAACATTGTGTCAGGTCTAGTACAAACACAATGGAAACCTGCAACAATGGCGTTAAGAGGTGCAAACATGTTTTTTAGAGATAGAGACAGGTCTTTAGTTATAATGAGAGAAGCTCTACAAACATATTTATATCAATATGCTTTTATTGGACATGCTTTAAAAAGAGCAGGTAAGTCATTTTATGAAGGTCGAGCTATACTTGATAGTAGACAAATGAAACATGATAGCACTATGAGACAAGGACAGCTTCAAGATTTATTTGATGCTTGGGGTGAAACAATAACTGACCTTGTAGGATTAGACGGAACAAGATTAGGTAAAATTGTTACAGGAACATTTAAAGGAGCAGGAAGAGTTGTGTCAGCACCTATGAGAGTTCTTTCAGCAGGAGATGAATTTCTTAAATCTATGATGTTTAAAGCTAGAATGACATCTTTAATTAACTCAAGAATATTAAAAGAAAACCCAGAGTTTAGTTTTAGTGATAGAAAATTAGGATTAACTGATATTACTTATGCCGATAAGTATAAAAAAAGAGCTAAAGAAATAGAAGCAGAATATATTAGAAAAAATGGTTCAGCTATTGAAGTAGATAAAACTGTTGATGCTAGATTAAATTCACCTTTGTATCATGCACAAGAAGGTTCATACACACAAAACGTAGGACAAATAAATCCTAATACAAAAGCATTAGATGATAAATTTACAGGTTCACTTTTAAGAATTGCAACAAAACATAAATCATTAAGATTATTAGGTCTTCACTTTGTAAACACTCCATCAAACTTATTGAGATGGTCAGCACAACATTTACCTTTCTTAGGTAGATTTCAATTTCAAATGGCTCACATGTTAGCAGAAAAAGGTTTACCTAGAGGTAAGTTTAGAAGTGAAATAGCTAGAGGTATGAACCCATTTAGAAAAAAAGAATATCTTAATCCTGAAGCGGCGGCTGAAGCAAAAGCTAGAATACAAATGGGTTGGGCTTTGTGGGGAACAGCAGTTAGTTTTGCTATGTCTGGTAAAATTGTAGGTGGTGGTGATGTTGATTATAAAAAACAAAAAGACAAAGAAGCTAACACTGGCGAGATACCATACTCATACAAAACTAATGATGGCAGATATATTTCTTTAAATAGATTAGACCCTATTATGATGCCATTTTTTATTGCGGCAGATTTAGTTTCTTTATTTAATCACAAGTTAAAACACACTGATGATTTAGAACCTATGGTAGAGAAAGATACAACAGAATTAATTATGGGTGTTGTTGCAACACTTACAAGAAATGTATCTTCTAAATTTTATACAAAAAATATTATCGAATTAGTAAATATGATGACTTCAGATGACATCATGTTTTCTAAAAAACCACAAAGAATGGGTACACAGATAGCATCTCAATTTGCTTACAAAGCATTCCCACTATCAGGTGGATTAAGATATTTAGATAGAGTTAATGATGAATGGGAAAGAGAATTATACACTTTAAGCGATAGATTAAGATTACCATTTACAAGTAAAGATGCAATTATGCCAAAACGTAATATGTTTGGTGAACCTATTGATAGAAAAAATGGTTGGTTATTTGGATTAGGTGGTGAAAGTGGATTATGGTCTTCACCATTTGCAATGACTAATTTTAAACAAACAGAAACATCTAAATTTATTAGCGAAAGAGAATTTAAGTACAGACACCCAGTGCAAAGTATTAGACTTACAGGTGATAGCACAGGAGCTATAAATCTTAAAGATATAAGAAATGATAAACACCAAACAGCTTACGATAGAATGTTAGAAATTAAATTTAACACTAGAGTAGATGAGGGTGGAAATATCATTACCAGTGAAGACTATGATGGCAAGAGATATACACTAGCAGAATACGTTGAAAAGATGATATTAGATAAAAACAGTGAGATTTACAGACACCCCGCAGGAACAATTAATGGTAAAGACGAACAAGCTCAAGTTATCATTGATTTTATCAAATACATTGACCGATATTCTAAAGATGAAATGATGGCAGAGTTCCCAGAATTTGCTGAAAGACAAAATGCTATCTTTGAAAATGAACGAACTAAATATCAAAAACACTACGAGACGCTAGAAACTCTAGCAAACAACTAAACTTACACTTTTAGTAAAACCCAATCAAAAATTAAGGAAAATCATACATGGCAAATAGTTTTGTACGTTATACAGGTAATAACAGTACAACATCTTATTCTATACCTTTTAGTTATAGAGCCACAAGTGACCTTACAGTTACCCTATCAGGGGTAGCAACTACAGCTTTTACCCTAAATAGTGCAGGGACTACCCTTACTTTTAATACTGCACCTGCCCAAGATGCGGCTATCGAGATTAGAAGAAGAACGTCACAAACTACTAAATTAGTAGACTATGCTTCTGGGTCAGTTCTTACAGAGAGTGATTTAGATACAGATAGTGACCAAGCGTTCTTTATGTCACAAGAAGCTATTGATGATGCAGGTGACGTTATTAAGATTTCTAATACAAATTTTCAATGGGACACACAGAATAAAAGACTTACTAATGTAGCAGACCCAGTAAATAATACTGACGCTGTTAACAAACAATTTATATCTACAAACATACCTAATATTACAACAGTATCAGGTATTAGTTCTGATGTTACTACAGTTGCAGGTATAAGCTCTGATGTTACTGCGGTAGCAGGTGATGAAGCAGATATTGGAACAGTTGCTACGAACATAGCAAATGTAAACACTGTTGCTACAAACATTGCAGATGTAACTACCGTAGCAAACGATTTAAACGAAGCAATTTCAGAAATAGAAACTGCGGCAAATGATTTAAATGAAGCTACGTCTGAAATAGACACAGTATCAAACAATATTTCAAACGTAAATACAGTCGGTACAAATATTGCCAATGTAAATACTGTTGCAGGAATAAATGCAGATGTAACTACAGTTGCAGGTAATGATACAAATATTTCTACAGTAGCAGGTATTTCAGCTAACGTAACTTCAGTTGCAGGTATATCAGCAGATGTAACAAGTGTTGCTAATGATGCTACAGATATAGGAACAGTTGCTACGGATATTGCTAAGGTAAATACAGTTGCAACTAATGTTGCTAATGTAAACACAGTAGCAGGAAACAATGCTAACATCACTTCGGTTGCAGGTAACGAAACAAATATTAATACAGTTGCTGGAAACAACAGTAATATAAATACAGTAGCAACTAATAATGCAAATATTAATACAGTTGCAGGGGCAAACACAAATATTAATACAGTTGCAACTGACATTACCAATGTAAATACTGTTGCTACAAATATTGCTGACGTAAATAGTTTTGCTAATTCATACAGAATTGGTGCAACAGACCCAACAACATCTTTAGACGAAGGTGATTTATTTTATAATTCAACAGACAATGCTCTTAAATATTATAACGGCTCATCTTGGCAACAAATTACAGCAGATACAGATGTTAAAACTTTAGTTTCAGCAAATGATACAACAGCAGGTTTTTTAAATGGAAAATTAGTAGCAGGTTCAAATGTTACATTTACTGAAAATAATGACGGTGGAAACGAAACACTTTCTATTTCAGCAACAGACAATTCAATTCCTTTTGCAATAGCACTTGGATAAATAATTAAGGAGAAAAATAAACATGGCAAATAACTTTAATTCAACAACAGCTAGTTTGACAAATGCTACGTTGACTACAGTTAAGACCACTACATCTAACAAACAAGTTATGATTGGTTGTCTAGTATCTAATACTGGCACAACCTCTATACTTATAGATATAGTTCTTAATGATGGTTCTAACGATAGATACATTGTTAAACAAGCACCAATACCAGTTGGAAGTTCTTTAGAAGCTATATCTGGAAAAGTAATTATTCCTAATGGTGGTGCTGTTAAAGTAAAATCTGACAATGCTTCTGGTATTGCAGATGTAATTATTTCAACATTGGAAGACGTAGCATAGATGTATTTAGGAAATCAACCAGCATTAAGTTACACAAGTTTTGCTAAGCAAGACTTCACTACAAGTGCGACTACATCTTACACATTGGATAATCCAGTTGCTAATGCAAATGAGTTAGCATTATTTATTAAC